ATATAATTTTAACATTGTGTTTATAATGTAGATTGAGACTTCTTCTAAATCTAAGATTTCTTCTTTTATTGCTGTCATTGAAGCTAGGTTTAGAGCGATTGTCTGGTTATCTAGCCTTGGCCATAATATTCCAGGTGTATCTAATAATTCTATTTGGTTATTAATTCTTATCCATTCTAGATTTTTAGTTATTCCTGGTTTGTTTCCAACACTAGTAGCTTTTTTTCCTACTAATCTGTTTATTAGGGTTGACTTTCCAACATTTGGAATTCCTAATATTAGAGCTCTTGCTTTTCTTTCTTTTAAACCTTTGGCTACTCTCTTTTCATTTAGTTCTTTTAATAATTTAGTTGTTTCTTCATAGATGGGTTGTAGATTTGGTTTGTTGATTAAATCTACAGTTACTACTTTATATCCGAGTTGTTCATAGTGTTCTTTCCATTTTTTTGTTATTTCTACATCACAAAGGTCATATTTAGTCATAATTAAAATTCTTGGTTTATTTTTTATCATTTCATTAATATCTTTATTTTTAGATGATAGTGGTATTCTTGAATCTATTACTTCAAAGACAATATCTATTAAATCAATATTTTCTTTAATTTGTCTTTTTGTTTTAGCCATGTGTCCTGGATACCACGCGATAGTGATTTTAGGAAAAACTTCATTATTGTCATTATTACAGATATTTTTCTTCTTTTTTTTCATGGAGAAACCTCCTTTTTTATATATTTTTTGGTTGTATTTATAAGTCAACGAAATTCCAGAAAACATTATATCACAAATTGTTTATTTTTACAAAACTTAACACTAATATATCCTCAAAAGCAAGAAAAAGATGATTAAAATAGTTTTTCCCGCTATAATTCATCTTTGTATAATTAAACATTATATATATTAATAAAATTAATTGCTTCAATATATTCATCTTGATATTTAAAATCTATTTTTATATCTCCATTTTCATATATATTAATATATTCTATTAATTTGTCTATAATTTGTTTTGATAATTTATTTAGATTCCTATTTTTGATAAATTTATCAATCCATTCATTTTTTTGATTAGTTTTATTTTTTACATCATCTATATTTTTTTCAAGTTGTTTTTTACTTTCTCTTAATTTATGCAACATATCCTTATATTCTACTTTATATTCTTGATACTCTTCCTTGCTAATAATCTCAGACATATAATCTTCCTTTAAATCTTTTTCAACTTGTTCATACTTTATAATATTATTATTAATTTGCTCTATTCTATTTTTTAATATTTCATAATCATAATTAATTTCATCCATAAGTGATATTTCTTTGATTTTATTATCAATATCGAATAATATTTCTATTTGACTATTTAATGTATTTAAAACCATATCTTCAAGTATTTTTTTATTTATACTATGTTTAGTACAATTCTTGTTTCTTATATAAGAACTGCAATAATAATATTCTATCCCATTTGCTTTTTTCTTTGTCAAAGTATTACCACAATCAGCACACTTTAAATGTCCTGAAAATATATCATATTCATCATTATTACCAACTCTTTTATCTCTGCTATAAATAAGATTTTGTACTTCGTTGAAATCTTCTTTACTAACTAATGCTTGATGATGATTTGGAACTATAATCCAATTTTCTTTATTAATTTTCACTATCTTATGAATTTTATGGCTTACTCTTTTATATCTACCTTGTACTAAATCTCCTATATATGATTGATTTTGTAAAATTTTATCTATTGTTCTTGTTTTCCATATATCCATATCTTTTCCTTTTTTACATTTAGCAATAGAAGAATTAATTTTGTATAAAGCTGGTGGTTCAATATTATTTTTATTTAGATATTCTGTTATCTGCTTTTTACTTTTTCCATTAAGAGCCATTTCAAAAATCTTTTTTACTACTTTAGATGCAGTCTTATCAACAATAAATTTATGCTTATCTTTAGGATCTTTTAAATATCCATATGGTGCTGACATTCCAATGAATTCACCATTTAATCTTTTAGTATTCAAAACACTTCTAACTTTATTAGAAATATCTCTTGCATATTCATCATTCATTAAATTTTTAAATGGAACAATTATATTAGTAGTAGATTTAGGGTCTTTAAAACTATCTACATTATCATTAATTGCAATAAATCTTATATTATATAGAGGAAAGAATTCTTCTATATAATGACCCACTTCTATATAATTTCTTCCTAATCTTGATAAATCTTTAACAATAACAGTATTAATTTTTTCATTTTTCATATCTTTAAGCAATCTACCAAAATCAGGTCTATTAAAATCTGTACCACTATAACCATCATCTATATAATAGTCAAATACCTCTATATTTTTTTCCTTACTTATAAACATTTTTATTAATTTCTTTTGATTGGTAATACTATTAGATTCAGCTTTATCTCCATCATCACTTGATAATCTTAAATATACTGCTGCTTTCCACTTACTCATTTAACACACCTCTTCCTTACAAAAATATTCTATTGCTTGTTTATATTCATCTTGATATTTGAATTTAATTGTTATATTTTCATTTTCGTGAACATATATTTTTTCAATTAATTCATCAAGAACTTCTTTTGTAATTATTTTAATCTTCTTATTTCTTTTAAAATGATTTATCCAATAATCATCTTTTTTAATATTTTTAGTTTCTTCATTATGAATTTTTTCTAAAGCAATAATTTCTTTATTTAAAATTTCAATTCTTTCATCATAATCTTTTGAATAATTCAAATATTCTTCTCTCGCAATTTTTTCAAATTTCCAATCTTCATATGATAGTTTTTTTAACTTTCGTAATTTATCTATATCATTATTGTATTTAACAATATTATTTTTATAGTCCAATTCAGTTTTATTATTTAATTTTTCTAATTGAAATTTTTTTATTACTTTTTCTAGGTCAATTACCATTTTTACTTGATGTATAATCATTTCTAATATCGTTTCATCTAACATAGATGTTTTTATTTTATGTGGACTACACAAATTATTATTAGTCTTATAATTTAAACAATAAAAATTAGAACAATTTCTATTTCCACGATGGTCTTCTACTTTCCACATTGCTTTTCCACAATCTGCACATTTTAATATTCCATTATATATAGAAAAATTAGTTGGTACTTTTTTATCTACTCTTCTTTCTCCAATTAATTCTTGAACTTTATAAAAATCTTCTTTACTAATTATTGGTTCATGTTTATCTTTTACAATAATCCATTCTTCTTTTGGTTTAACTTTTTGTTTTTGAACTTTATAACTTATATTTCCTGATTTACCTTGTACTAAATTTCCTATATATGTTTCATTTGCTAATAATCTTGAAATTGTAGATGTACTCCATCTATATATAATTTCATCTTCTTCTGGATTAAAACTTATATTCCTTTTTTTTCTTCTCATTTTTTCTTTTCTACAAAGTATTTTGTTGTTATTTAAAAATTTAACTATTCTAACTTTTCCATCTCCAGATAATGCTTTATTAAATATAAGTTTTACTATTTTTGCTTCTTCTTTATCAATTACTAAATGGTATTTATCTTTTGGATCTTTTTTATATCCATAAGGTGTTGTTCCACCAACAAATTCTCCATTTTTAGCCTTTGTTGCATAAACACTTCTAACTTTATTAGAAATATCTCTTGCATATTCATCATTCATTAAATTTTTAAATGGTATAACTACATTATTTATTGATTTAGGGTCTTTAAAACTATCAACATTGTCATTAATAGAAATAAACCTTATATTATATAAAGGAAAAAAACTTTCAATATACTTTCCGACTTCTATATAATTTCTTCCAAATCTTGATAAATCTTTAACAATAATAGTATTAATTTTACCATTCACTAAATCACTAAACATTCTTTTAAAATTAGGTCTATTAAAACTTGTTCCTGAATAACCATCATCAGCATAATAATCTATTATTTTTAATCCTTCTTCATTTTCTAAATAATAAGTTATTAATTCTCA